CGATACCTCCCTCTACACTACCAGCACCCTTTTTAGCCATTATAACATTAAACCCATTACGGACTAAATCTAATCGGCTTTCTTTATCTGCTGGATCAACTACTAAAATATCTTTCTTCTCTATTAACAAGTCCAATACCTTAGCTAGCGTTGTGTTTCTATCATACATCGACTGCATAGGTTCATATAACATAGGGTTTATATATATCTCATCCTTACCGTTGAACTTAATGCCTGTCATTGCGGTTGGGTTGGTTTTACCGAAATCTAAACCGAAGTAATCATTATATGGCAGCATGTTGTAAGCCTCTAAAGACATTCTTTCCCATCCTTTGTATATCTTATTTGGTTTCTCAGCTTTTAGACCTAAACCGTAAACATCCCATTTATATTGGTCTTCAGTTCCGTTAGCAATATTAACAGGGTTGCTAGGGTCATAACTCATTATCTTACGTTTCTGTTCCGGAGGGCAAAAAGGATTAAGGTTAAACGTGCTATGTATTGTTTTGCATCTTGGGTGTTTAGATAGGTCATCACTCCAATGACGCATCTTAGGATTTAAATCTAATATCATTTGCTCGCACCTCTGGTCAATCTGATCGAACGTGTCCTTTGACATCTTGTAAGGTTCGTTAAGCCATGCGATATCCTGTGTTATACCGTGAGCGTTTGTAGTGTCATCACCATGAGGCTCTATCATTGAACCGTTGTTAAAGAATATAGGTATTGTGTTCTTAGCGAATTTATATGTTCTACCAGACAAAGGGAATAGCTTTCTAAAATCTTTCCATACACTATCACCTAAACTTGTGCGTGTATCTCTCCAGACGTTAATTCTGAGGTTCTTTATCTCTTCGCATTGTCTTATGCACCACTCTTCAATTGACCATGATTTAGAACTCCTTGAGCTACCTTCGTGCTTGATGTACTTATAGCGTGGTATGTTGTGTTCTAGGTTGTCGTAGATGTAATACAACTCAAAGTCGTGAGGCGTTGTTAAGAAGTTTATAGGTGCTTTGTATATCTTCTTGGTTGTGGTTATTTCTTTTATCTCTTTGAAATACTCTACTTCATCCCTTAGTAGTATGTAGGTATCTTTACCTTTCTTCTTTAATAGATTTACTCTAAGACCTGAATAGTAATCGTGTTTAATAAATACTTCAGTAACACCATAGGTCATTTATGTAGTTTTATCTATAGTTAGTTCTTTACCTGTTAATGCAAAGTATAGGTTTTGTAAAGTGTGTACTTCTTTTGCGTTGTGCATTTTATACCCTTCACTGAAATAACCTAAGGAAATATAAGGAGCGACAGGAAGCTCTTTATCGTCCACTACAACCTTATAATTTTCTCCTAAATCTATTGTAATGTACAATAAATCATAGGGTAATGCTTTAATATACTCACATTCTTTTGTTTCCTTTTTCCTGTTCTTAATAAACCCAAAATTAACTAACCACTCTTCTGTTAGAGGTATTGCGTTCATTGTTGTAAATGGAGAATAACAAGATTCGTTATAATAAATATTAGACGCGCTTAACATCTTAACTCTAACAGGTGTTCCGTTATTATCATACTCTACATAATTCCCTATTCTTAGTTCTGTTGGTTTTATCATTGGTTTAACCTATTAGTTTTAATTCGCTTGGTTTGTATTCGGTTTCTAAATCAAAAGAGTTTATGTAAGTGTCTCTTTGGCTTGAACGGTAAACTAATATTCCTTCGTTAGTTTTCTTTACTATCGCTTTTCTGTCTTTACTCATTTTGTTGGTTTTTAATAATTAAGACTTATACTCATCTAGTCTATAATAAATATTATGAATATCTTCTATAGTGTAGTGTTTAGTGTCTGATGGGTCTTTTTTATTAATAAAAAATAATTGTTGGTTATTAAAAAACGGATTGAAATTATCTTCTAAGTGTTCTGGGAATTTTAATTGATAATCAAGTAAATCAATTAGAGAGCCTTTAAAACATTCTAAAAGACTAATTGATTTTTCTGGTGACATAATTTTTAATTCTGGTTTCATAATATTAAATTTTATTCTGGTTTTAACTCATCTTTCAAATCTTCATAACTCCTACCATCGGATAGAACTAAAGGGATTGATTTAATAGGGTTGTCTGGGTCGCTTGAGTGTTGTACTTTGGTTTGGTCGCCGTACTTCTTTGGGTTCTTTCTTCCAGCACTCCATTTATAAGCATCTAAAGCTACTCTAGCTGCTGAAGGATCATAAACCCCTTTTAATGTTTTAACGGCTATTTCTTGTATTGTTTCAGCGTCTAAATCTGCGCTGTCTTTTCTTGCTCGCGCGTAGTTGTTGAGGAAGGATTCGTCATACTTATTATTCTTTTCATTAAGCCAAGTATATACAGTTGTCCTATTAGGCAGATGCTTATTGTTATCTAGAATAGATTTTAAGCTTTTACCCTCAGACAAAGAGTTTATTATCTCTTCCTTGAATTTAATTATATCTTCTTGGGTATATCCCATTATTACTATTTTATATCTCTAGCTTCTTTATTATTATTACTAACGCTTCTGTTGCTAGGTGCTGATGGTTTCTTCTTAGTTGTTTTCTTCTCAGGACTAGATAGTAATTTACATACTTTTTTAGACTGACATAAAAGTTTCATTCTGTCCTTATCCGATACTTCGTGTTTATCACCTTCTTTAAATGTTTTCTTTTCTTGAGTGTCGAAATATGTTTTTAGTACTTGTAGTTTATACATTGTAATTATTTTAGATTATTCAAATATACGAAAATTATATTAATTGGTTTTTCTATTATTTTTCATATTTGTTTTAGATATATTCATAGCAATCATAACAGAACACATCCCAGCCTATGCATTCACCATCCTCTGACCACGAAGACTCTTCTTGAAATACGTTTTCATGATTACATTGTCCTGTTAACATAGTTCTAGGTTTAGGCGTATTAGGTCTTCTATTTTTTTTGAATCGTTCCAACTAGCCCAAATTGGTGAAACCTTGTCTTTAAGAAACACTAAATAATAATCTTTCATTTTTTTAACTTCAAACCCTTTAAACAATACTTTTGATTCAGCTTCTTCATATGCATCAAACTCTTCATCTTCTGCTGAGTAATATAATTGACCGTCGCCTTGAGACATTGTTAGTGTTAGTTCGGGGTCACTTAACACATTACCTTCTTCATCACATGGCACAAACATAGATAGTGTTAATGGTTGTTTAAGCAGTATAGCGTATTTAAAACATTTAGCATATTTAGCCTCTTCATCAATAACAATCTGAGCTACTGTTTTATCATGAATAGCATACTCTCTCTCTTGATTCAAAACATAATCAGTCATTGGTATTAATCTCTTTAATTCTTTTGGTTGTTTCATCTTATTGGTTTTTGTTTTTAATTAAATATACTAAATGTTGTTAGCTAATTCCCATAGCTTTTTTTTCTAGCCATGTCATAAACTCTTTAGAATGTAAATACTCTTCTTTATATTTACCACTATAAACATCTAACCCTGTTTCATTAATAAATTCTGCTTCTAGTTTTTTTGACATAATTCTAGATTTAGATTGTTTTTCTTTTATATAATTTTCAATAGCAAGTTCAATTCCTTGTCTTAATGCTGCGGTGGTTTTAAACTCACACCATTCAGTAAATTTTCTAAGTTCATAAATTGTACTTTCCATTTTTTTATAGTATTGCAGACAACACACACATAGTAGTAAATAATAGTATGCATGTTATCCAGATTAATGTTCTTTTATTTCTCTTTTTTAATAACAATTCAGAAAGACTTCTTACAAACCTATTGAAAAATTTATCCTTAAATATCTTGCATACTAAATCTTGATCCATGTCATCAACTTGTATTATATTGAATTATTGTTATATGTATTTAGCTCGTTTTATAGGCTTTTAACCAATCTTCTATTGTCTCTATTGTGTCGCACTGTCCGCGTGAGTATTCTGCTTGTTTGTTAATTTCATTAAGAACACCTACATATCGTTCACATTTCTTTCTTTCTATTTCTAAATAAATGCTATCAGGTATTTCACGAGGCATAGTTAATGCTTGCTTTATTGATTTAAATTCGGATAACATGCTTTTTCCGTACTCACTTAAATCTCCTGTTATTTCCAAAAGGTTAAGTCTCTCTATCTCACTATCTAAGTGTTTTGTTTTCATCGGTTTTATTTTTTTATTCATCTTTGTTTTAGTTTAATTCAAATCATAAAGACTTGTTTTATATAGGTTTTTGATTTGGTAAAATTCCTCTTATACGTAGTTGTAAGTAATGCTATCTATAATGCACATTGTTTTTTTCGCAATACATGCTTCTATCTCCGCAGTTCTTTACTTTTCCGCAAGTACACGCACTACCCACAACAACGGGTAAAGTTAATGCTTGGTTTTTGTATATATCCATAGCCTTTACAACTAAATCTATTGGTGTGTTTGTGAGGTTGTTCATTTCTTCCCAAATGCAATCCTCGCCTACTACTTCTCTTAATATTTTTTCTGCTTCTTTCATAATTTTTGTTTTATTAAATCGCACTAACCATACCCGAACCGTTGTAAGTAATAATTTTAAAAACCGCCACTTACTCGGTTGCGCTTACTCTTGCGTATCAAAAATTTGTTTTATTTCGCCAGTACCATAAGTCATACATATAGGGCAGTCTTTTTTAAATTGATAATGTCCTTCACAACCAGAGCAAGTTCCATTTCCTATACTTGCCATTGCTTCGACAATATAATAGTCGGGCTGTGTTTCATCGCTTTCGATATAATTAAGCAACACATCGGCAAAGTAAATCCCTTCTTTATCAAAGTAGTCGTTTAATTCACAATCACTAAATGCCTCTAGCATCAAGTCCTCATTTCCAAGTCCAATAATAGTTAGTAATTCTGTATTTTCTGCAATCAAATATTTGTCTTGCTTTACTATTTTTAAGCAAACGTTTACTAATGCAAATCGTTGCCTAAATTCAATAGCGTCTTCTAAAATTTCATCGTAATTCATATATTATGTTTTTTTGCCCTCGTACCTCACGCAGGCGGTTTTTAAAATAACTACTCACAACACGTAATAAAATTAATTACTACGTTTCTGTTTTTCATTCCAATATTTGGCAAATTCTATACTCCTTCTCATGTGCGAGAAACTTTTATAGTTATGGTCGCCTTTTGGGTGTTTTGCTAACCAAATATTATACTCTCGTTCCATTAATCTAAATTCTTCCTTACTCATTGTTTTGTGTTTTTTAATCCGTAACTAATCTTATTACTATTCGTTATGTAGCATTAATGAGTTCCGTCTTTTAATGAATACCCGTGTTCAAAACCACAGATAAAAGAGTTTTTTTCAAACGCCCATATATTTAAGTCTTTTCCATTATTACAAGTATGCTCACCTACTGCAATACCTATTTCATTACCTAAATCGTCTAAATGTCCAGTGTAGTGCATTTTTTCAAGTCTATTAATTATCTCATTCTTTATTTTAATGAAAAACTCTTTTTCTTCACTTTCTGTTAATTCTATTTGCTTTTCCATAATAATAACGTATATAAAACATTGCTGTTTGTGGTCTTTTTTATTTATTATTTACCAACACATTCTATGCAAGAACCCGCATCCCCATTCTGCCCACAGCCATTAGGGCAAACAAACGATTTCACAATAACAGGCATAATTAATTGCTGTACCCTTACCATTGTAACTAAGTTTTCTGCTATTCTGCCCTCAGTTATTTTTGTTTTGTATCTGCTTTCAAGATGTTCTTTTCTTTCTTGCAATTCTTTGTATAATATATTTAGTTCTTCCATAATATTTTTAGTGTTAAATTCCGCAACTACTCATACATTCGTACGTTAACTATAAAAAAACTCCAAAACCTTCTTCTCTAAATACTCCATGTCATTCTCTAACATTTCCGTGATGTCAAATTCACCTATATTTATAACGTCGATATTAAACTCATGCGGTTCTGTTTGTGTTTCATGATCTCCAGGAACTTCTTTAATGTACTCACCCTCTATCTCTAGATTGTGGCTTGAGTGTTTTATGTAGTGTGTTGTTTTCATTATAATAATTTATATTTAGTTAGCAATTCAGTTGCATACTCTAAAGCATATTTTTTACTTAAGAATAATGTTTGATTTAAATGTATAAATTGCTTATTTCCATCTTCATCATTATTTAAGTCAACTTTTAAAAACCAATCGTATTTTCTGGTTTCAACACCTCTACTAATTGTTATGTTTCCGTTTTTAAAATTATATTCATAAGTTGATGTATCTTTCATAATCATTGGTTTTTAGTAGAGGTTAATTCCTAACTACATGACAAATATAATAAAATTATTTTAATTAAATAGTGTTTTGTTTATTTATTTTTGATTTAAGTATTTTTTTTACTTCTTTTTTAGTTAAACCATCTGATTTCGTGTACTTCTCGTAATGCTTGTCATTGTATTTTATTAATTCCAACAAGTACTTACCACACCCTCTATCAATTACTAACTTATCAACAATTCTTTCTTCTTTTGTTTTAAACTTTGCGCTTAACATGTAAAGAATATTATTAAAATAAGTAGTTATACTGCCTTGGTTTATTTCGCGTAGTATATGAGATAATTCATGACTTAAAACACCTCTTATCTGATCTGTAGTCATTTGCTTATAGTCTTTTTTAGAAAATGATATTGTATATCCAATTAATCTAAACCCCTCTTTATACGCAAAACTATCTTTTTGTTTATTTAATACAAATTTTATATTTTCATTTTTAAGGGATTGAAAATGATTATCTAAAAGATATTGAAGTTGGTTGTTTTTCATATTTATTAATTACCCTGTTAATCTGAGAAGATATAAATCTTATTATATCCTCTTCTTTTGGTTCGTGCTTTAAAGCTTCAGTTAATTCTGTTTCAAATTCGTCTATTATCTTTTCGTTACGCTCACGTAATTTGGTTATGTTATACGCATCTTCTAAAGGGTATTTGTGATTACCAACACTATTAAAACGCATCATAGGTATTTCCTCTTTTAACCTTAAACACCATTCGTAAGGGCTTAACTCTAGAATCTTGTCTATCTCCTGTATGCATTGATCAGCGTTATATGTTTTAGTCCATGCAAATGTAATAAACGTATTTACCCACATTTTAGCGAGGTTCTCATTTCTAGCAAGGTTTATATCCTCTTGTGTCTGTTTGTAGCTTAAAATAGTGTTAAATGCTTTTACGTCAGATTCTGTAGGCTTCCATTTGTTCTCAAACTTCCAGCGTATATGTTCTATTGCTTTTTCTATGTTCATAGTTACATAAATATTTCGTTATCTTGTTTAATCGTTGGTAGATGGTTTTCATCTAAGTTAAAATAAAATTCCTTAAAAGGATAGTTTCTACAATAATCAGGAGTTACTTTAGTTAACTCATCTTCTCTTGTTACAAAAGCAACCGTTTCAGCTTTCTTCATTATAGAGCTTCCTAAATGACCTGTAGGCTTATCGCTACCGTGGTTTCTATGTAGTATAGTTGATAGGTGACAATTAGACTTAGTAGTCCATTTCATCATTCCTTGAGTTATCTTGTTAGCCTCGTTTAAATCGTTTACACTTTCCATTATATCAGCAGCACCATCAATAGATATTAAACCAATGTTATCTTTGTATTCGCTTTCCATCATAATCCACTCAATGAACTGAAAACGTATTTTAGCGTCATATTCTCTAGTTGTAAACGGTATGTAGTTTGTGTAATTACTCCCTACCATTTCGCAAACCCTTCTTGCTACTCTTTGTGTATGCCATAAAGATTGCTCAGTATCTACATCGATTATAAACTTATCTTCTGTGTTATGACCTTTCATGTCAGGGAAATAGTTTTGTGCTGATCCGCCAATATATCCAGCTATTAAAGCAGATTTTAAAAACGTTTTCATTGATTTTGATGCACCAACTAAGCAACTAAAGTTTCCATAAGTTCCGAACGGTATAGGATATTCATTTCCTTTGTACGTGTAAGTTCCTAACGATAATGCTATTGGTGGAGGTGGTAACTCTAAAGAAACATCAACAAAACAATTCTTTTGCATTTGCTTGAAGTCAACATCTGGTGTTATATTTTCAAAGTTTTTTATGTCTAGTGGTTTCATTAAAGTGATTTTGTTTTTTTATGTTGGTTTAACTTTCCGTTCGAGTCTTGTACGTTTAACCAGTTGTTAAAATGCTTTCTAAATTCTAGCGTGTTTTTGTGTACGACGTTATCTATAATTAGTTGTCCTTTAAAAGTTTTTAACAAAGGTGTAAGAGTTCCTGGTTTTATTCTTAAACGCATGTACATCTGTTCAACTGCTTGTGTGTGTTCTCCTTTCTTAACTTCATCAACAAATTTTTCATATACTGTTGTTGTTACATTTACATTTACATTATCATTTACAGTAGACGAAACTGAACGAGCGTTAACGAGCGTTGCGTTTTGTTTACGAACTTCAGCGCTCCTTTTACCTGCTTCAACTCTTTGAGCGTGTTGTTTGTCCCATTTTTGTAAATCTCTCTTTAGTGCGTTTTTAATATTACTGAACACAGCATTGATAAGCATATCATCTGAGTTTGGGTTTTCATCATTAACGTATGAAAATATATGTTTTATTAATTCTCCAGCCTTTTCATTAGATAAAGCATCAAAAGTATCTTTCCAATCTGAATAAACTATAAATGATTTTTTACCTTGAGCCATAATTATTTAATACAAAAAACCTTATAAATCGAGTAGGGTTCAACGTCTACTGTCATTATAAGGTTTGTGTTAATTTCTTTAAGTTACTATGATGTTGAACCGTAACTTGAACACAAATATACACATTATTTATTAATAACATGCTTTTTAATGTAATTTATTTCATCTCTGAAGATAAAGTAAACGTCTTTGGTGTGTTGTTTAGGTGTTATTGTTATACTAAGCTCCTGCATCGAATATAGTTAGTTGGGATTGATGTTGTTTAAGTCTTTTGTTTCCTGTGGTGTAATAATCTTTATCAATTTCGCTACCTATTAAATCAAAACCCATATTATAACAAGCTATTGCATTAGAATTTGATCCTGTGTTAGTGTCTAATATTATATTAAAAACAAATCTTAATCTATTTCTTAATTCAGAATAAATTTTCTCATAAATCCTAACTGGTTTTTGTGTTGGGTGTATTCTTTTTTCGTTTAGCTTCTTGTTGCCTTCCATTATTTCTCCATTACCTTTTGATCCTTGAAACATTCCAGACCACATATATTTTACTATAAAAGATTTGAAACCTAAAGACGACCAAACTAACTCGCAATCATTAAAATCACTATTTCCATTCATTTTATCCCAAATAATCCATCCAATAGGATTATTAATTATAAACTCATTAAATTTATCTCTTCTAGGAGGTTTAAAAGTATTTCCAACTATCTCGTGATAATAATTAGCACCAAAGAAACATTGATTTTTAGAAGTTCTAAATACTTGAGAGAAAAAACAAAAACTAGGCGTTTTGTTATCCCAATTCTTCCTAACGTAATTAGAATTAGGAGCGTTTAGTTTTTTGCCGTTTTTCTGCTTAATAGGTGTGTTTCTAGAATTAAAATTAGAATTACTTTCACCTATACCATATTCCGCATCAATCATTGCTAAATCAAAGTGATTATCTGGATAACGTTTCATCATTAACATGTTGTCTTCGTTTGTTGCTGTTATCATATCTCTAATTTGAACATATATTTAATTCGGTTAGATTTTTATACTTAACTTTGTATTCTGATAGCTTAACGTTCTTTTTTCTCAAGTTATGTATAGTATTATTTTTATTTATAATAGTCATTTTAGACTTTAATAACTGAGCTTTTATTAGTTCCAAACTCATTGAGTCAATATTATTTAATATAACACTATGTCGCTTAGTCATATTCATTGATATGTGTTTTTCAATAGCCCTAAACTTGGTAACAAAACTAGCATCTGACACCATAAAGCTCTCAAACGTTTTTAATCCGTGCATTACAGAAGCATAACCCTTATTAACTTGTTTACCTATCTTGGCGTATGAATTAGCATCTGTAGCGTATTTTACACATAAGAAGTAGTACTTGCTTCTGTACTTTATGTAATCTGTTTCCTGTGATTTTGACGATAAATCTAAGCCTGATATTTCGTCGAGGTATTTTTTAATTTGTGCAATTTTCATGATTATATTAATTTTAGTTCGTATTCTCTTCGTCCGTATAAGCCTGCTTTTCTATTTCCAGTCTCTTCTACTAGTAAATCACCCTTCATATCGCTGATAGTTCGTCTAATGCTTGTTATAGGAGTCATAGAGCATGGATAAGACAAGAATATACTTGACGGTGTAAAAGGTTTATTGTCTTTTATCATAGCGTATATTATAGCGTATTGACTTTTTGATTTTTTTACGTAGGATTTTAGTGTTAATCCTTTTGCTTTTAATGTGTTGTAATACATAGTTTATTGGTTTTTAATTTAATCTTGATTCTTTTAATTTTTGCTCCAGGTTATACATCCATTCTGTGAATGTAGTTTCTAGCCATGTTTCAGGTATTGTTATTTCAAAGTTTGTTCTTATCATGGTGTTTTTGTTTGGTTAATTTTGTTAGTGACTCTTATACGTAGTTAGCAGTAATTCTCTACTTCTTTAATCGCTTGTTCTGCATCCCTAACTTCTCTACATACATCTATTTGTCCCTGATCGTCATCATCATCGCAGTCAACTAATAGTTTTCTACCATACTTTAAGTGGTTATTTAAAAGTTTAAGTATAAGTTCTCGAGAACTACTGCTAACACCGTTTATACGTAATTTTTCTAAGTCGTTAATCGCTTTATCCATTACCTTTGTTATTTTTTCCATTATATTTATTTTATTTATTAAGTTGTTTAATTAAAAAACTACGCATACACGCAAACCGTTGTAAAACATAGCCTTACTTTGTTATAAAATCATAACACTCTAAATATCCATTTGAGTAACCTAAATCGTGTTTAATACTTGGAACTGGTTTATCTTTGTTAATTTCTATTAATTTCTTTTTTATTTCCAAACCTATTTCTTCTTCAGTCGGCAACGATTTCACAACACCGTTTATAAGTAATTGCTTTTCCTTGTACTTTTCCAAAAGTCTTTCTAAATGGTTTGTGTGTACTACTGTCGAAAGGTCTAAACCAAACCCTTCCTCTCTTAAAAACTGTCTTTCCTCTGTCATTTTTTATTTATTTAATTTTGTTATATTTATACGCCACTAATCATATACCGTGTTATATCTAATAACACCGCAATATAATAAAAATAAATTAAACAAAAAACTTTTTTAATTAAAATGTTTGTCGTATTATTGCAGTATAAATATTTAAACCAATAATAAAATGCAAAAACAAATCGCTAAAGTATTAAACGAGAAAGCAAAAGAACTAGGTAAAACTATTTACCGTATTAAAGAAGAAACAGGAGTTCATTATCCAGCTATTAAAAGTATGTTGGGAGAAATTGAAAGCAGTTATATTATAAGAGACTTATCTAAGGTCTTAAAGTGCTTAGAGATTAAAGAGCTAGTTCTTGATGGTGTAACTATTATAATTGATTAGTTATGAAAACAGTAACGCTAAACACAGGTATTAAAGTAGAGCTTAACGATAGAGACGAAATGATTAGCCTATCTAGTCCTTATGATGAAGAAGATGCTTTTAACGATGCTACAATAGATACTTATGTAGCTAATGAACGTAGAAAGGTGTTTAGTGATATGTTTAGAGGGATGTATGATTAACGTACTTGTATAAGATTTTGTATGAGGTACGAATATAAATTTTATACTGTGTTATACATTGGCACGGTTAAACAAAACGAAAATGGCAAAATACAACGAAAAGAAACTGAGCGTAATTTATGATAAAAAACAAAGTGATTTTGTTGTAAAATACCCAAGAAGTTGTGATGGTGCATTAGCAATACATCATTTAGTTAACGACACGTTAGAATATAGAATACCATCTAAAGAAAAAGAATACCCTCACAACTTTGAAGTAACGAACTTTATTAAAGAATTAGAAAAGCGAGGTTACGACATTAAGACACTAAAATTTTCAATAGAACTGAAAAAGTAGTGCTTGTGTATAACGGAATTGTATAAGGCATGTTGCGTATAGACAAACAGAAATATTAAATAATTAAAATACTTAATAAAATGAAAAACACTAAAGAATTAAACACTAAAAAGCAATGGACTTTATACGGTGTTAGATACTGTTTTAATAGCACAAAATCTTATGAGCATCACATACGTAGTTTTAATAAAAAAATGGACGAGATAAGAAATAAGTTTTCTTAAAATTGTTGCTAACAACGTATAAACAACACTAACAAATAACAACCATGAAAAATAAAAAAGACAGTTCAATATTCTCATTCATAAGCATAATAGCAATATTCTGTTTATTATCATTCACTAAACTAACGGCACAACAAAACCACAATTGGTTTGCTTCAGTATCTCAAGACGTTAAAATGTCTTACGAAGGTGCGCACGGTGAAGGTGGTAAATTAAACCCTGAGATAACTCTAGGAATCGATTTTGATACGTTTAGAATATCAACTAAATACGAGTGGTTTAAATCTATACAGTATAAGAAATGGAGTTACCTGGCGTTAGATTACAAACCTAGATTAATACGTAACGAAAGAATAGAAACTTTAATAGGTTTAGAAGCTAGTGTAATATGGAGATACGACCCGTTAATAGATCATTACAACGACAATATTAGTATAGGCGGCAACTTAGAGCTTGTTTATTGGTTAACTGATAATATAGGGCTATTTGCTAACTATAACGTGTTTACTGCTGAGGCATACGATAATTTTTTAAACAAGATGAAACCTATTAGAACCGATGTTAGGATAGGATTAACTTATAAAATATAATAATCATGAAAACACAGAAAGACATTGATTGGGAATGGGACATGGTTAATCAACTTAAAGATAAGTTTGAGATAAGGGAAAAGGAATTGGAAGGACTTATTGAAGAGTACCGAACCAAAGCATTACTTATACATAGTGTTGTTGTGCCGAAGGGTACGTTTTGTTTAAGCTGTGAAAAAGAAACGGCAACCCACGGAATAGGACAAACAAAAACAGTATGTGGTAAATGTTGGAATAAAATAATAGCTTAAACATAATGCACTCCAACACCGTATAAGAGTCATTCAATAAATTGAACCATAAAACAATAAAGCGTAGATAATTAGTGGGTTTACCAACAGCAGAAAAGATAGTAAAATTGAAGGTGTCCAAAGCCTGTTTTCTGTTCCTAACGAGGGGGATTCGTCTTGACCCAAAAGGAATATCGTTTAGTTGGGCTACGCTTTTTAATTACATATTTTAAAATTAATTCAATAAAATAGTTTTATTTAATATATTTTTATTATCTTTGGTGTATAGGAATAAATAAAACCAATAATTATGAAAGCAAAATACTACATCGAAATATCAATAAGAATATTAATACTAGGCTCTTTAGGGTTTTTTATGACATTTGTGTCAGAATCATTAACAGAATTTTTTGGAGACACACTCCATAGTGTTTGTGATTATAAACGCTGTAGGTGCGGAGCAATGGATAATAACGTGTTAAATAAATATATATGGGGCAGCAGACATTACTGGTACTTCTATACTTTAACAGCTTTATTTTTATGGTCTTTAGCTAGTTTATTTATGAGATTAACGAAACTAATAAATAATGATAGTCTTACATAACAAATTAAGATTAATAGCAATTATCTTAACAACCAAATCTACCTAAAACTATGGAAACAGCATTAATATCAATAGGAATCTTTTTAGGAGTATTTGCATTAGCAATGTATATACTTACTGTAATAGGAATTAAAAATAATAAAAACCAATAAGAT